CGATGCAATCAGGGGAGCGCTGGACGGCTACAGAGGCACGGCGTCAGGAACGCGAATCGGATCATGCCTCATAGACAGCGAGCGGGACATCTATGAGAGCGAGATAGAGATTTATAGAGTTAGCCAGGACTACGTTGTCTGGCACGTTGAATAGCGTAGCACAATAACAACAGGAGGAAAAAGCAATGTCTGATATGACCGAAGCGCAGGGCACTAAATTAGAGATTTCAACCGGGACGGGCGGGGCGGTAACCATTACCGACATTACCCTTGCGAATCCCACCATATTAACGGCTGCTGCTCATGGATTGAGTAACGGCGATGTCGTGGCGGCTGCGAGTTTCGCCGGCGACGATGCAGCGAGCATCAACGGCAATACCTATGTCGTCATGTACAAGACCGACGACACCTTTGCCATTGACCTTGATTCGACTGGCCTCACCATCACGGACAATACCGATGCGGCGACCATGACGCCGGAAACCTACACGGAAATCGGAAACATCCTTGACTGGGACAATCCGAGCGACACGAAAAACATGATCGACTTTACGACACTGGAATCGACGAGGCAGGAAGAGCGGCCTGGAATGCCCAGGAATGTCGATCTTACGTTCAATCTCAACTGGACCTCTGATGATGCGGGACTGCTGGCTGCCGAAACCGCAAGGGCTAATGATACATTGAAGACGTTCAAGATCACTTATTCCGACAATTCGGCCCACACGTTCACCGGCTACGTTACCGGCATCAACAATAGCGGCGCGATGGATGATAAGGTAAGCGGATCGATCACAATTCGCAGAACGGGAGCTATGGCGTTGACATGATCACTGGATTGAAGCGTATAGACATTGACGGCAAACCGTACTATCTCCGCTTCACTTGGGCAGCCTTGGCGGAAATAGCTGGAAAGTACGGCGACAGTCCGAATTTGTTCGAGCCTGAAACGGTGGCCTTTGTCGGCTCGGCCGGCCTGCGTGAACGGCATCCGGAGATGACGCCGGAGAGGATCATGGAGTTGTCTCCCCCACTGATTCCTTTCGCCAACGATGTGCAGGAAGCTTTACAATGGGCATATTTTGGCGACCAAGGAATTCCTGAGGGTGACGATGTAAAAAAAAAGCAGACCCCGATTGGCTGGGTCAAGCGTATCGTAATGCGGTTCTCGCTGGGATAAGCCCTCTGGAATTCTGGCAGTTGACTCCGTATCAAACGAGGATAGCAATGGAAGCGATTCTTGAAAGATCGGACAAACAGGCATGGATGATAGCGGCGTTCACCAGGACAAAGAAAATGCCGAAGTGGGAATCATTAAGCCGGAAGAAGCGCAAGACACCGCGCCCGGGGCTGGAGCAGGAAATGAAAGCATATTTTGGAGAGGGTAAATAGTATGGCAGAACCTGTGGGGGCCTTGCGCGTTGATCTCAGCGCGAGCTCAGCACAATTTGAAGCCAACATGAAGAAGGCAAAGGACGCGGTGCAGAAAAACGCCTCCGGTATGTCCGCTGCAATGGGGAAGGTGGGTAAGAAGTTTACCGAGGCGGCTACTGCCTTGAATCGTTATGCCGGTTATGCCGTTGCCGGGGCTGCCGTTGCTATGGCGGCCTTTGTCAAGCAACAGATCGATATAGCCGATAAAATGGGCAAGCTCGCCCAGCAGACAGGCACGACATCAGAATTTCTATCCGGCATGACCCTTGTAGCCTCTCAAGCCGGGACCTCCCTTGAAACAGTAGCAAAAGGCATACAGCGTCTTTCGATGAACATGAACGACATGAAGCGTGGCGTCGGAGAATCGAAAGAAACCTTTGAGCTCCTGAATATCAGTGTTGACAATGCAGACGGAACCCTCCGCAATTCCGAAGACGTTATGAAGGAAATCGCCGATAAGTTTTCCAAGATGGAAGACGGCGCCGATAAAACAGCGGCGGCTATGCGTATCTTTGGGCGGGCCGGGGCTGAACTAATCCCGATGCTGAACATGGGAAGCGCGGGAATTGAAGACCTCCAGAAGAAAGCGAAAGAGATGGGGCTTGTAATAGGCACGGAAACAGCATTACAGGCGGCCTATCTCAATGACCAGTTGGATATCCTGATCAAATCCGCACAAGGGACAGGGCGCAGCCTTGCGCTTAATCTTATCCCCTGGCTGAACGAAACCCTCGCCGTAATGAAATTTGCAAAAGAGGAATCCGGTCTTTTGATGGCCGCATGGGTTGGGCTGGGCGCAATCGGTGATGCTATCTTTGGCAGCTCGACGCAGCAGAAAATAAAACAAACGAAAAAGCAACTGGAGCTTTTGCGGACCGAAGGCATTCCGGGGCTTGGTGATTTGGGCGGGATCGCAAGTCAAGAAATCGAAAAACTTGAAAAAGAACTCGCCTCTCTCGAAGCGCAGAAAGAGCGAGAAGACAAAGCTGATAAAGCCAGGATGGAAGCATCTTTAAAACGGTATCAGGAAGAGGCAGATCAGCGGCGCAAAAACACAGAAGAGTTGATCAGACAACAACAGGCTCGAATAGATGCTCAGATCAAGACAAAAGAAGCTGAGAAAGCCGCAAATGCTGAAGCAAAAAAAGCAGCGGAGGAGAAAAAGCAATTAGAAAAAGAATATGCAGACAAACAGGCCGAATTCCAGGATGCTCATAAACGCGCCACCCTCTCTGCAACAGAATATGAATTGCAACAACTCAAATCATTGTATGATGAATACGCGGCTTACATAGATGATAAAACTAAACTGGATGAATGGTATGCCGCAGAGAAGGCGAATATCCTCGATAAGAGTGTTGAGAAAGAAAAAAGTAATATCGATGATCTCAAAGCCGCAATCGAAGGATGGGGAAGAGATTCTGCCGATGCGATAGTAAAATTCGCCCGGACAGGTGAGATGTCATTCAGCGATATGATCGACTCGATGATTGATGACCTCCTGAGAATGATGATCTATCAGAACATTACCCAGCCGCTATTCGGGGCAATCTCCGGCGGCCTCGGCTCTTTCTTCGGTGGAGCTGCGGGTGGCGCTGCGAGCATCCCTGCCACTACTGGGCCGTCTGTATTGGCCGCCAAAGGCAATGTCTTTAAGGGCGGCAATGTCATTCCCTTCGCCCGTGGTGGGATCGTGGACAGACCGACCATTTTCCCCATGGCAAGGGGAGCCGGACTTATGGGAGAAGCCGGAGCGGAGGCCATATTGCCCCTGACCAGAATCGGCGGGGACTTAGGCGTGAAGGCCTACGGCGGAGGGACAGAGGTCAACATCTATAACAACGTGGGGGCCGATGTCACGACACAGGAACGCGCCACAGCGGATGGCTCGAAAGCGATTGACGTTTATATCGATCAAGCTGTCGCGAAAAAGCTTGGTCAATTCGGCTCACAATCAAATAAGGCAATCCGACAGAATTTCGGTGCGTCACAGCGATTAACGGGGAGATAAGCGATGAGTGTACCAGTTTGGCCGACAACATTACCTCAACAGTTGTTCGTTACCGGATACAATCAATCCTTCGCGGATACGACAATCAAATCCGAGATGGATGCGGGGCCAGCAAAAATACGACGCAGGTTCACGGCAGGCGTCGAGCCGGTATCAGGAACGATGATAATGACGGAGACGCAATTATCAACACTGGCCACGTTCTATAATACAACCCTGCTCGGCGGCTCTCTCCGATTTTCATGGACGAAGCCCCCTGCTCATACTACGGCCTGTGAGATGCGATTCACCGCTCCCCCCTCGTGGACGAAAGTGGAAGGGGAATTTGAAGCACAATTATCGCTGGAGGTACTGCCCTAGATGCCGACAACAAGCCTGAATTTTCGAGAAGCCGTCTTCGCACAGGAAACGGGCCGTGTGCCGATTGCCCTGATAACGCTCTCCCATGCTGATCTTACGGACGATATCAGAATCAGCACCGATCCGACGCAGGAGTTGACGGAATTCACCTCTGATACGCAGAAGGTTTACGGGACGATATCTAGCGGCAAAACATACATTTTTCTGCCCGTGAGAATAAAGCTGCCGGACGATACCGATGAAGGGCCGGGGGAGATGCAGCTTGAGATCGACAATGTCCATAGGGCATATATTGAAACAATCAGAAGCGTACAGACACCCGTGATATGCCGGGTTGATCTTGTCATGGACAACGCTCTTGACACGATTGATGCAAGCTGGCCGGAATTCAAGATGACTGATATCGTATATAATGCCACGACTATCACTGGAACGCTAAGATTAGAGACATTAGAGGCTGAGCCATATCCGGCAGGATCTTTCGTGCCAAGCTATTTCAGTGGGTTATTCTGATGGAAGAATATATAGGCATACCATTCCAGAAGAATGGAAGCGATCGAAACGGGATAGACTGCTGGCGCTTAATTGTCCTGGTTTACCGTGAACGACTTGGAATAGATCTCCCGGACTTTGCCGGTGTCTATGTTGACGGCTCCCTTGCCTCCCTGAAGAAAGTATCCCGAATGATACGGGATGAAAAGCAGGCATGGCAGAGGGTGGATAGGCCTCTTCCTTATGACGTGATCCTGCTCCGTACCGGCGATATGGTCTATCACGTCGGGCTGGTTATCGACAGAAAAAGGATGTTGCATGTCATGGAAGGCATCGACTCTACAATTGAGGAGTTTACGGGGTTACAGTGGCGGCAAAAGGTCGAAGGCTACTACCGTTACAAAGGAGTATCATGCAAGATAGGGAAATCATAGTTTCGCCGATGGCGTTTCATGCTCCGAAGGTGGTGAGCGTCGCTCATGGTTCGACGATTCTGGATATTGTGAATCTGCTCTATCCTGATACCTCCGTTATTGTTGAGATCGACGGCGTGCCGATCCATCGGGATCGTTGGCACCTTGTCCCTCCGGTTGACTCCCATGTCTTGATAAGCGTACCCCTGCATGGCGGTGGTGGCGGCGGCAAGAATCCATTGAGAACCATCTTGACGATAGCTGTTATAGCGGCGGCAGCGTATACAGGACAATGGTACCTAGCTACCTACGGAACGACTACTGCTGCCGGAGCATATACAGCAGGGTCGATAGCGATGTCTGCGGGGATGTCTGCAGGCGTAATGACTGCCGGAATGTACCTGGTTGACGCAGTCGCACCAATAAAATATTCATCCAGTGTCGGCAAGCGGCAAACTTACGAAGATTCACCAACATACTCAATCGGCGCAAAGGCGAACCGGGAAAATCCGTGGGGCGTGATTCCTGTAATCCTCGGCACCCATAAAGTCTTTCCTCCGCTGGGAGCAAAATCATATACAGAACTTGTCGGCTCAGATGAATATCTGCGCATGATCTTTGTCTGGGGATATGGGCCGATGAAGATATCCGATCTCAAGCTCGGAGATACTCTGCTCTCCTCGTACACAGACGTTGAGATCGAGACAAGAGAGGGCTGGTCTACCGATACGCCCCTTACTCTGTTCCCTTCAGTCGTTCAGCAGGATTCTATCGGGGCGCCTTTAACGTCCGTCGGGGGGCAGGTAGTGCGAACCGCAAAGGCCAACGTTGATGAGCTGTCTGTCGATGTTTCCTTCCCGCGCGGGTTGGTTGAATATAATAATCAGGGGAACAGAGTGGCAAGAAGCGTCACCGTCCTTATCCAATATCGGGAAGTGGGGGCTTCTACATGGATAAATGTTGAATCCAAGACATTCTCCGATCTCACAACATCGGCAGTTAGGTATGGTTGGCGGTGGAAGGTAAACAACACCAAACAATACGAGATCGGGATCACCCGGACAACGGCCGATACTGACTCCGACCGAATAATAGACGATGTGTACTGGACATATCTCAGAAGCATCGAGACCACCTATCCAATCACTTTTCCGCACCCGCTGGCCGTGACTGCTCTCAGGATCAAGGCAACCGATCAGTTGAGCGGGAACGTCGATAATCTGAATGGCATCGTTTCGTCCTATTGCCCTGTGTGGAATTCAGTGGCGAAAGAGTGGGGGACGCATGAGATTACGAATAACCCGGCTGCCCTTATTCGTCATGTCCTGACAGGCAAAGCGAACGCAAGAGCGAGAACGTCCACTCAGGTCGACAATGATACTCTCGGCGAGTTTTATGAGTTCTGCGAAACAAACGGCTATGCCTTTAACATGTACAGAGATTATCAGTCGTCGGTGTTTGAGACTTGCCAGGACATCGCTTCAGCGGCGCGGGGCTCTATCACGATCAAGGATGGCTTATGGTCTGTTATTGCCGATACGGGGGATCAGGCTCTCGTTCAGCATATCACGCCACGGAATTCCTGGGGGTTTTCTGCGGAGAAGCGATTGTATGACCATCCTCACGCATTCCGGATAAAGTTCAAGGATGAATTAAATGACTGGAATGACGATGAACGGATTGTCTATGACGACGGATATGATGCGAGCAACGCGACACTGTTTGAATCGATAGAATTCCCCGGCATAACAAATCCCGATCTGATCTGGAAGTTCGGACGATTCCACATAGCGCAAGCAAGGCTCCGACCTGAGATGTACTCCCTCTACATGGACTTCGAGCATCTGGTATGCAGGAGAGGCGACAAAGTCCGGGTATCCCACGATGTTCCGCTCTGGGGTTCCGGCTGGGGCAGGGTGAAATCACTCACCGCAGACGGTGGAAACATTACCCATATCACGCTGGATGAATTGGTAACAATGGAGGCAGGCAAATCCTACGCCTGCAGGTTCCGGTTGGCGGACGGCGGAACGCTGGTTCTGTCTGTCGTTACTGTTGCGGGAGAGACGGGTACACTTGAACTGACAACATCTGTTGCGGAGGCTCTTGGCCCGAAGGTGGGCGATCTTGCAATGTTCGGGGAGGCTGATAGGGAGACGGTGGAACTCCTGGTGCATTCGATCACCCGCGCCTCTGATTTCACGGCTCAGCTATTCCTCGTCGATGTTGCTTCCGATATTT